CCGTGTACTCCCGACCGAGAGGGTTCAGTGGTGCAATGCGATCGGCCCCTCGGCCGATCGTCTCACGCTGCCGGCTGGACCTTCACTTTCGAGTGGTCACCGCCCACCTTCGCGAGTGCCGCTCGGTACGTGGGTCCATCGCTAGCCTGTTCTGGCGTCAGGATCTGGACGCCCTCTCCGGCTCCCCCGGTTGTTGCCCGCGCGCCGCTCCCCGATGCGTCGGTACCCTTGAAGAACTTGGGCCGCTGCTTTTTGTACTCCTTCTCGAACCAGTCCTTCGGGCTCAAGCTACTCTCGTCGCCGTCCTGATCGACGACCACGATCTTGCCCTTGTCGTTCAGCTTGAACCGACTCTCCGTCAGTCGTACCGCGTCGTCCGCATCCTCCTCGATCCCACCACCCGCCACAAAGGCGGCCCGCACGCCGTCGGTCAGCTTGAGCTTTTTGTTCTCCGCCTCGACAGCCGCTAGGCGATCGAGTTGCGGCTGCACGCCAGCCAGTGCCTCATCGACCCGCTTCTTGACAAGCCGCGCGACCTCTTCGGGATCAGGCTTCCCGCCTCCTCCGCCAGCCGCCTCCTCCGCCTTCCGCTTGATCTCGGCGATCTGTTCCGGGGTGTACCCAAGATCCTTGAAGGCTTTGAGCTCCCTCGCTACGTTGTCCCGCTCGGTGCGCGTTGCTTTCGCCGTGTTCCTGAGACCCGCGACAGTCGGATGCGCTTCCACATCTGCGTCAAGCACGAACTTCCCGTCCTGCTCGACATAGGCCCCGCGGTACGGCTCTTCGACGGCGTCCAGTTTGTCGATGACTGCTGGCAGTTTCGGCATCCCGCCTCCGTGGGCATCCCGCCCACCTGCTGTCTGAGAAACGAAAAGGCCCCACCGGACTCACTCCGGGGGGCCCTGACAACGGACCTCTACTCCTTGTTCTGCCTACAACTTAGGCACGGTCCAAAAATCCCGCAAGCGTCAGGCCTCGGCGAACCGCCCCAACCGGCGGAGGATACGCTCTCGGGCCGGTGCTGGACGCTCGCCTTTCCGAAAGCCCTTTAAGACTGTACGAGTTTCGCAACGGCAGCCAACGTGAGCCAAGGGGCCAGTCAGCGGGCCGACGCTGCTCTGAAACGTACCGCCAATGGGAGCGCGTTCACCGTGGAGAGGCTCGCAGATCGGGCAATTGTGCACAAGAAAACCCTCACAAAAGAACTCTGGATTGCGCTCGACCTGGATGTCGTAAACCGTTACCTTTCCTGTGGTTCGCCATTCCTCTATGATGGGCGCGAGGTAGTCACGGTGTCGATTGCCCAGCACTGCAAGCAGTGTGACAAGGATGTCACTGGAAAGCGCCGACCTGGTAGTAATGTCTTCTGCTCTCGGACGTGCTCGAACCGCTACACGATGGGGGTGGTCCGTCGCACCGAAGGGTTCGCATACACCTGTCATCAGTGCGGCATCGAGTTCCGTAGAGCCCAGCGGCTCAAGAGCGACAGGGTCTTTTGCTCTGAACCGTGCTACTACCGTGCTCGGACCATGCGCGACAAAGGGTGTGAGGCGTGCGGACGGTCCCTGCGCGAAGCGGGGGTGACCCCATCTCGTCAGTTCTGTTCGAGGGCTTGTTATGAGAGCAGTCGCCGTCCCAAGCTCATCAGCAAGGAATGCCCTGCGTGTAAGAAGACGTTCGAAATCGGTGCCACCATCGCCAGCCGGTTCGTTCATTGTTCCCGGACATGCCGACTCGCTGGGATTATCTATAGGAATTGCGAGCGCTGTGGCAAAAGCTTCCGTGCAAAACAGTTCGGTCACGGGCACCGCCACTGCTCCGAGGAGTGTCGAAGGCCGCCCTTGATTATCGCTTGCCGCCACTGCGGACAGTTGTTCCGCAAGATACCAGGGGACGAAGATCGCCAATTCTGCCGCTTCCGCTGCTATCGTGCCTTCCAGGGCGAGACGGGACTGGAGGCTCGTGTGCGAGTGGCCCTTGAACTGACCGGCTGGATCTTCGTGGCCGAGTATCACGTTGTCGGTCGTGTAGTCGTTGATTTCGCTTTGCCCTCCGTGAAGCTCGCAATCGAGGTCGATGGCACCTTCTGGCACCGTGACCCCGCCCGCGATATCCGAAAGACCGCGCGACTGGAGGATCTCGGTTGGCGCTTGGTCCGATTCAGTGAGGCCGAGGTCGATGCGACGGACAATCTGTATGGGCTGGTTGTCGAGCGCGTGCAGCAGGTCACCGGGACGGAGTCGTTGAGCCTCAACCCAACCCCGGCCCACAATCCACACGGGATGGTTGCCCGTACAGAGCACCACACGATCTTGCGAAGTGTGAATCAAAACGAAGGGGCCAGATACCGCCCGAGCGCTTACCGCGAGCAGTTGCCACTCACCATCACGAGTTAGAACTAGATCGCCGGGACCAAGGTCCTCAATCCGACACGAACCGCCTGGCGTTGTGACGCGGCTCCCGGTGGCAAAACAGGTCCGTTCATCCCCAGCCGTGACCCATTCCTGCTCCCACTCGTCGGATTGGATCACCCCCTCAGCGACCAGCCGTTCCCGCTGGAGCCGCTGGCCCTCATTGAGCGCACGCATCGTCTCATTTTGCGTAATCGTCCTGGCCCGGAGGTTCAAGTACTGCTGCGACTTGCGGGCTACCATGCGCTCAATCTGAGCCGGATCGCGGGCTTCCGTTTCAAGCGCCAACCGGAACTTGTCCAGCGCGCCAGCCTGGGCACGGTTGAGCCCCAGCATCCCGCGGACTTGGCGGGCAAGAACCTGGGGCGGGGTTCCTTTCGTGATCCCAGCTCGGAGCGCATCCTCGAAGGCTTGTTGCGTCTCGGTCGTGATCGCTCGGATCCGGGACAAGTCTTGCGCGGCGACCGCTCGGAGTAGATCTGGCCGCTCATTCGCCGCAGCACCGAGGGTGATGTCCAGGGTGGATTCCTGAAGGATGACCCGGGGGAGACCTTGCGTGGCACTGGCCCAGCCAGCCTCCCGAAGTGGGGGGAGCTGGGCTTGAATCTCGGCGAGTGCGTTCTGGAGTGGTTCCAGCCCGAGCGTTCGACTGGCGGCCGCAATGTTCCGCTCCAGAATCGCCCGCTCCAACTCGGCAATCGGGAGCCCTTGCCGCACCCGGGTCAGAGCAGCTAGCAAGCTCCGCGACAGCCGCCGCTCGACTTCTCGGATGAGGCGGTCGAGTTCGGCATGGGAGAGGCGGGGGAGCATCAGCCTGCCTGGCTCCGCCTGCACTTCTTAAGACGAAAGGCTCGGAACTGGATGAAGTGACCCCGGCGATTCGTGATAATCCGGAAGTCCATCCGGTGCGCGAGGCCGCAAGCACAGCACTTCATATAGTAGCCCTTGCGACGGGGTTGGACCCATTCCCCATCCTCAACGCCGTGATACCTCATGCGACCATTCCGGACGTGGCGGGTTCCGTCCCCGGCTCGGTCCCCATCTCCTTACGCACCGCCTCTGCTTCTGCCGTCGCCTCCACGTCGTTCGGCAGCATCCCCGCCATCTTGATCACCCGGAGCCAGGTCTCCAGCGTCAGGTCCCCACGGGCACGGGCTTCCGAAAGCACCCGGTGTTGGTCGGCCGAGAGGAAGTCACCGAAGTCGCGACGGATCGTCACACTCCCGCCATCCTCCAAGTTGTAGTAGGCCGCCATGAACCCAAAGCCCGCCTCGAGTCCATCTTCTAAGCTCCGGACCGCACGGGCCAGCTTTGACTCCTTCTGGCTGTGCACGATCCGGGCTTCCGTCGCCGTAGTCGCTGGCTCGCCGGCCGAGTCAGGATCCAACATCGCCCCGCTCTGGAGGGCCATCCGCTTCTCAAGGTCGATGAGCTCCTGGCGAAGATCGGCTAACGCATTCCCTGCGGGTTCTAGAATCGACGCCGCAGCCCCCTGGCCGAGTTTCGTGGCTGCCGTTGCACTCACGACGATCGGCGTCTCGTCCTTCGGGTCCACCCCAGTGATGACCCGCCACGGCACCGAGCAGAGATGCTGCGAAATACGGCGCTCGCTCTTGATCTGGGTATGGTCGATGTTGGTGTATGCCAAGCCAAGAAGCGGCGGACGTGAGAGTAACAACCCTTCCTGCTGCCCACCATAGACCGGGGCGAACGGAATCCACGGCGGCCCCCGGATCTCACCGACCTCGCCAGCGATAAGCTGCGGTCTGGAGACACCTGCTTTCTCCTCCGTGAACACCTGATACGTCACATAGGGCTGGATGGAGTTCCCGAACCGATCCCGCGTCCGGAAGTGTTGGCGGTAGACCCGATACCGCGTGACGGTCTTCGCCCCGAAGCTGCCGTCTTCGGTTTCGGAGTCCTCCTTGATGACCAGCAGAGCGAGCCGCTGCTGCCCGCCGTAGACAATGGTCCGCCAATTGATGATCTGCTGGGCCCGCACTCGGACGAAATACGCCCGGATGCCGAGCCCAGCTTCCTCCTCCAGGGTCATCCCCGACTGGAGCACGGGGAACTCAGTCAGGATTCCCGCGTGGCCGTCGACTAGCGCATCCCCGAGCACGTACTGGGCGAAAATGTCGCCGTGCGTGCCCTGGCCGTCGATATCCTCCCAGTCCAGGATGATCCGCTCCGGGACATCGTCCCCGAGCTCGACCCCATGCCGAAGCGCCAGCCCGATGAGCGCATTCTCGCCCTGGCTAAACGCGTCGTAGGCAAACGTGATACTTTGCCGAGTCCCCCAATCTTTGATGGTCTCCGCTTCCCACCGCGGGAGATAGGTCGCCGCTTCTGTTCGACAGAGCACTTCCGTCCCACCACGCACCGCCCGGCAGATATCCCACCTGGGCTTCATCGCTTGGTAGGCAGAGCAGACAAGAGCAGCGGTGTCCGTAGGCATAGAGATCTCCTAGCCCATCTGTACGCGAGTAGAGCCGATCCCACCAGCTCGGCGGATGAGCGGGGCCAAGGCGTAGCGGATCGCGTCGGCCACGTGGTTGTTGCTGTCGTGCAGTTTCGGAAGCACGTCGCCGGTCCGCGGGTCAGTCTTGTAGCGCCACAACCGAAGCTCTTTGATCGCCCTCTCGCAGCGGGTGTGAACGACAATCCGCTCGTACCCCCGGAGATGCCGAACCCCATCCTCTGGCGAGCCTGGCCACTTCTCCACCGATTCCATCCGGAAGCCCCGCCGGTTCATCTCGTTGATCCACTCCGGGCGCGCCGAGTCAGCCCGGATCACATACTCCTTCGCGCCGGGAACTTCCTGAAAGAGCACGGCCGTCTGATCGAGGTTGAGTTGGGGTTGACCTGGCGCATACTCCACCCAGAGGCAGCTATCCCCGACCCACACCCGCACCAGCACAGCCGGGTCCACCGCAAAACCCCAGTCGGCACCGTAGTATGGTCCATTCCAGCCTGGTTGCGGAGTGAAGTCGTCAACGAATAGTTTCCCGGAAAGCACCTGTGTATCCGAACGGGTCCACGGCTCGCCTCCCCAGATGTTCGCGTGCGCCTCGGCATCACGCTTCAGGAGCTCCGCCGCTTCCTCACGCAGCTCCTTCGGCAGCCACGGGTTCTCTTCGTAGTGGACCCGACGGACGATAGCCCGGTCCGGGTGGGCCATGAACCGCTTAGAGCTGGCGTCAACGAACCGCTGATAGGTGGGGTCGGTGGCAAGCGCTGGGTTGAAACTCACCCAGATCTCGGAGCCCGGCCGGCGGATTGTCGGAGTCAGTACATCCCAACTCGCATCGCTCACGGCCTCGGCTTCCTCAACCCAACAGAGATCGATCCCTTCGGTCGATTTGATCTCGGCAATGTCATGCCGAAGCCCTTTGAAGACTATTTCCGTGCCGTTGAGTCCGGTAATCGCAGCCTTTTGCACTTGATAGAATCCAGCCAGCCCCATTGCCTCTATCTGATCCGACAACAAACGATGGACGGAATCTTTGATCGAACTTTGGTATTCCCGAACGCAAAGGATACGGAGCGGCTTCTCGGAACCGTGGATGAGCAACGCCCGAGCAAAGGACCAGCTTTTTGCTGCACCGCGCCCGCTGTACGACCCGCGGTAACGCACCGCACCGAGGGGAGGATCAAAGAGAAATCCGAAAGATGCGGGAATCTCAATGGTAGCTTCAGCGCAAGTAGTCATGCAGCTCTCTTCGCACGCGGTAGTCGTAGGAGCCACATGACAATAGTTGCTGCGTGTTTGGCTCTTCGAGCCCCCTTGTCTCACCGCACACTCTGCAAACCCTCGTGGGAGTCATTCTGCCGTCGGTCTGACTAACGTCACCTTGATACCGCGCGGAATGAGCGGCTGGCCGTCTGCACCCGTTAGCTCATGTTGATCCTTTTGGTCCAGCATCTGCTTGCCCAGCCAGATCAGCATCGTGGGGTTGCCCCCCACCGCGGTCTTGAATTGCGCCTGCCGGAGCCGTAAGCGCATCCCGGATCGGGCTTTTGTGAGAATGTCCGTGAAACGGCGTCCGATAGTATCGCCATCGCAGCCGACGAAATCGCCGATCTCCGCGTTGGTGGCTCCCACCGTGGCCATGCCCTCAACCACTTTAGGATCAACGGGATGGAGGGGCCGTCCCGTCTTTGGTTTCCGAGTTTTCGCGCGCCCGCTCGCTGATTTCACGCTGCCTGCTCCCCGCTCTTGTGTAAGGTCACCTCGGTCAACGTCTTACAGTCCATGCACCGATGCACCTGAGCACACGGAGCACACTCGGTATTCGACTCCACCCGCCGCGAACTGGCAAAGCACCCCGGGCCCACATAGCAGATCG